CCTACACAAACTCCAACAAATACAGCAACTCAAACACAAACTCCAACTAATACTGAAACACCAACTCCTACACAAACACCTACAAATACATCAACACAAACTCCTACCAATACTGGAACACCAACTCCTACTCCAACATTACCAGCAGGTTCTACCGAAGCGATTGCTTACTTGAATAGAGTTGTAACATCAGGAGGAACTGTGAATGCTACGGCTTCAGGAGCAACTATAACTTTATTCAATTCATTATTCTCTAATAACTTATGGAATAAGATAACAGCATTCTATCCTGTTTTAGGTGGGGTTGCGGCTTCTCACTCCATAAATGCGAAATCTTCGGTTGGTCTTTATAACCTTGTATTTAATGGAGGTTGGACTCATACATCATCAGGTATGCAGGGTAATGGAACGAATAACTACGCCACTACATCACTTGTTCCTAGCACAGTATTCGGTACTGGTACTACTCACTTATCTATTTATGTTAATTTACAAGGAACAGTTGGAAGTAGAATATATGATATTGGGTCTAATGCTAGTGATGGAGCATTAACACTACAACTAAACCTTACTGCTAAACGAACCGCAGGTACTGGTAATAATACCTTATTTGATGCTGGTAATTTTAATGGTGGACTTGGAAGAGTTGAAACTACATCACAAGCATCTGCTAGTGGTATGACTGTTGGTTCTATTAGAAGTGCTACTAATAGAACATTATATCGTAATGGAAGTAATATCGCAACACAAACTGCGAATCAGGCAATTGCTTATAGTAATTTTGGTCTTTTCATAGGAAACCAAAATACCGCAGGTAATGCTCTTTATTTTAGTAGTAATAGATATGCATTCGCAACCATAGGTTCAGGTTTAACAAATACAGAAATTGTTAATTTATCAAATATAATAAACACATACGAAACTTCATTAGGAAGAAACACATATTAAGATGCTTGTAGGACTTTTAACACTTATAGAAAAAGAAGCCGTGGAGGGTAAATTATACACAATAGATAGTTATTTTAATCCTATAAAAGATACTAATGCGAATTGGGTTATATCAACTCAAGAAATAGATTATTGTACTAATGTTGATTATCTATGGGTAAAGGACTTACCTTTAATTGAATGGACTGGTTATTATATTCCATCGGGTTCAACAATAAATCAATAATGATGGAATGAGGTAAATAATATATTTATAATTATGAACGAAGAAATAAAAAAGAATAACGATTTTTTACAGGTATTTGACTTTGCTACGGCTAGAGTCCCTTTGATTGAGGAAAACCTTATTATCAATACAAGAACGCCTTGGGTTTTTTTCGGTGTTGCCAACTTGGCTCCCCAAGAGTTAATTCGTCTTTACAACACTTCTCCGACTCATAGAGCCGCAATAACTTCCAAATGGTATGGTACAAGGGGAGAATCAATATCGTTGAAATTAGGGGACGATAATAGGTTATTAATGGCTAATAGCCTTGGAGACCATATCTATGATATATGGGACAAGTGCGTTCTTGACTTTATTTTATATGGAGGTTTTGCCATCAATATTGTATGGAGAAAAGACAGAGAAGCAGGATTTGATATGTATTATATGGACTTCTCCAAATTAAGAGCCGAAAAAACGGATATGCACGATAGAATACATAATTTCTATTATAGTTCAGATTGGGCGTTTCCAAAAAAGTTTATTCCAAGAAAACTACCTGCATTTGATATACAAGATGAAAACCCATCACAAGTATTTTATTATACCACTCACTCTGCTGGTAACAACTACTATCCAACTCCAACTTATTGGGGTGCTGCGACAGCCATTTCAACTCAAGTAGAAATATTCAACTGGCACTTTAACAATATTGTTAATGGTCTATCACCAAGTTTATTCGTGGCATTAAATAACGGGGTACCGGATCCGGAAATGCGCGAAGAAATCTATAATACGATGGTGGCAAAGTATGCCGGAAGTAATGTAAGTGGTAAATTATTTCTAACCTTCAGTGATGGTAAGGAACAAGCACCAGAGATTACACCAATACAGAATAACGGGTCTGATAAATTATGGGTTGAATTGAATAGTATGGTTCAAGAAGCAATCTTGACCGCTCACCAAATATCATCACCTGAATTGTTGGGTATTATGACACCAGGTAAGTTGGGCACAGCAGACCATCTTGAAGCCCAAGACCACTTCCAAAACCTTGTAATTAAACCAATACAGAGTGAGATTAAAGGTGTATTCCAAAAGTTATTAACAATCAGAGATGCTGGTGTTCCAACTGAAATAGAAATCAAACAATTTGAGATGGTGACTATGAAGGACGCAGCACCAACCATAGATGTAAATAAAAATGTAGATGTCGTAAAAGACGAAACTATTAATCCAATATAATATGTCTCAAGCATTAGTACCTCAAAATATATTACTTATATCAGAGAACAAATTAAAAAACTTTAGTGATATAGACCAGAATGTAACCTCTGCTGTGTTATTACCATTTATTGGGGTAGTTCAACAGACAAAATTGGAATATATTATAGGTCGTCTTTATTACGTCCAATTATTAAATGAGGTTGCTACGAGTTCTTTAACTAATATAAATAATAACTTTCTTCAATACTTCGTTCAACCGATGCTTATTTGGGCGGCATATTCCGAGGCTCTCCCATCGATTTTCCTCAGAATTAAGAACAATGGTATTGTTGCTGGTTCTGAAAAAACTATTACCATAAAGGAAATGGAATATTTACAAACCAGAGCAGATGATAGAAGCCAGTTCTTTGAGAGACGAATGATTGAAGAACTTATCTACAATCAATCAAATTATCCATTAGTTTATACATATACTTCTACAGATGGTCTTAGACCGCATTTAGGTAAGAACTATTTTAGTGGTATTCACTTGAATAATGGGCCTCGTTATCAAGGTCTAAATGTTGGGCCTGGTTCAGGTGTATTAACGAGTCAAATATATGGCGATCCCACGTGGCAATGTTGTGGCTGGTAAAAATATAAGAATATGAATATAGAAACTATTTTAACAATATTAGGAAGTAATGTAATAACGAGTATTGCGTCATTCTTTGCTGGTAAGAGAAAGACAAAAGCCGAGACAGATAATTTGATATTATTAAACTTGGAAAAATCTATATTGTTGTATTCCAATATAATATCTGACTTGAGGTCAGAAATAGAATTATTGAATATTAAGGTTCAGGAGTTAGAATCCAAAATTGACGAACTCCACCTTGAGAATAAAAAATTAAAATCACAAGTTAATCTTTAAGTCATGCCATTACCAATAAAAACTGATAAAGAAACGGACAACGATTTTATATCAAGATGTGCTGTTAAGGTTGCGGACGAGTTCCCAAATATGGAACAGAGATTAGCAGTTTGTTATAGTCAGTTGGAGAAAACTAAAATGTCTAAAGAAAAGAAGGAAGATAAGTTTGTCGTTCAACCTAGAAATAAAGAGGCAAGAGGGGTCTATCTAAAAAGATGTTCTGCTAATTCCAAGATGAGAGAAATGTACCCTATGATGAAAAAGCGCCTTGGATACTGTCTCACTGCTTATTCAGAATATTATAGATGGTGGGGTAGATTTGACGATACAGACATTCCTGCTGACTCAGCGTTGGGTAGATGTATCGCAAGAAAACGAGCGACTGGTATTGACTATAAACAAGCCTACAGAGAATGTGCTTCTCGTGTTGTAGTTCCAAATACTCCTATTGTTATGAATGATAATCTAATGATTGAACCAGTTGAGTTTAGTGAGATGAGTGTGTTGGGTTATGAAACAAAGTATTTTTATATCTGTCCTGGCGCACAGGCTACATTTGAGCATTTAGTAAGTATGAATCCTGATGAAGAAACTGCTGGTATGATTAGGAGTGCGGCACAAATTGCTGATAATGTATTTGAGATTGAAGCGAAGATATTGGAAGATAAAACTGCGACAACAGGACAACTCAACCAAGCCGAGATATTGGTAGATGATTTTTATGATCTTATGGATGAGATTGATGAAGAATTGGGTATGATTCACGACGTATCGTATATGGACGGACATATTGAATTGATTGAATCTTATATTAAGTTATAACTAATTATTGATTACCAAGATACTATATTGTATAATTAGATATTAGGGGGGGAGGTTCTCTTGTTGTTTTTTCCCATTTCTATCGTAGATGCTTTACCAAACCCCCCCTTCTTAGGTAATTTCAGTTTTTCTAAATAAAAAAGGTCAGATAATTAAAAAATATCTGATTTTTTTTTGTCCTTTTCTTTACCTATAGTATATTTATTATTATAATTAACTATAAACAAATTAGAAATGGGAATTACAAAAAGATTATTAGAAGACATCCTTGAAGAGGATTTTTACCCTTGTGATATGGACTACCAATATCAGCAATGGGTTATCAATAAACAATTACAAGACCAAGAAGAATATATAAATAATTTTCTTGAGACAAAATCAGCATACGAGGAGATGCTCGCAGACAGATACTAATATGGAAAAGGATAAAATTATATCTAGACAATCAAATATGAAATGGTTGTTAGATTATTGTAAGCATATTGATGTAAAATTGACAATATCAGATATGGTAAGGATTACTGAAGCACTTACTTATTATGTTGTGGATGGTAGGACTTCTAATGTACAACGAATGATGGAAGAAGTTGATAAATTGATTTTGGAAAAGTTTGAGGAAAAATGGCTCGTCAAAAAATAGAAGTTAAAACAGGAGACAAATACGGTAGATTGACTATTATAAAAGAAGTTAAAAACCTCAATATAAAAAATGTAAGATTTTTCTTATGTTCCTGTGAATGTGGTAATGAAAAAGTTATAATATTAAATAGTTTGAGAAGTGGGGACACCAAATCTTGTGGATGCTATAGAAAAGAAATTGTTACAGAGAGAAGTATTACACACGGATTATGGAAACAACCATTGTATAATACTTGGGTTAATATGAAACAAAGATGCTACAATCCTAATTTTAGAGATTATATTAATTGGGGAGCAAGAGGTATTAAAGTTTGTGATAGATGGATAAACTCATTTTCTAATTTTTTGGAAGATATGGGAGATAGACCTGATGGAAAATCATTAGATAGAATAAATAATGATGGAGATTATGAACCATCAAATTGTAGATGGGCTACTAGTAAAGAACAAATTAATAATCAGAGGAGATTTAGAAAATCGGCACAATCTTGAAAAAATAATATTTATAACTGGATATCAAAAAAAGGTGTTTTGCCATTGTTCCCTTTTCCCCTACAAATCAGTAGGGGTTTTTTTTATATAATAGGACTTCCTTGCTTCTGGATTAACACTACCATCTGGTAGATAATGGCAATCTGTATTTATTTTTCTTTTCTTATACTTCATCGGATATTTTTTACCTTCATTATGTTTGTCAGTAAATTGTTTGTGGATATCTTTATTCACATCATACCCAATCTTTGATAAGATATAATACATATCCATATAATCTTTTTTGGTACAACCAGCCAAACTAAAATGGGCTTTATCACTTTTTCTAAACTCTCTGTTGAATGGGTGTAAGGGTTTTGGTTTTTTCCCCCTCTTTTCCAAAATACAGATTTTACAAGTTGCTTGTCTCCCCTTGTTACATTTATGACACACGTAGAATGATTCTAGTGGTTTAGTCATTTCGCAGATTTTACATTTCTTTTCTTCCATATCAATAAATAGTATCTTTTCACAAAAAGTTTTGAGTGGAGGAAAAATAATTTGTAATAGGTCTATGACTTATTTTTAGGGGGTGTGGTTGAATTATCTATGGTTATGGTATATGAAGATATACCTTGAAATGAAAGTGTCTTAAATCAAAGATAATGACCTTGAAAAATATTTATAATTTTTGTTGGATAATATTTATCTTTTACATACGACCCCTATATTTATTATTGTCCGTCTTCACAACATAGGACATTAAAGAAATTATAGAACCCCTGTAAAGTATCCCTTGATGTGAAGACCAAGCGGAGAAATATGGGGGTTTTTTTATTATTATGGAAAACAGAAAAGCATTCAACTTCTATAGAAGTTATTATGATGTAGCGATGAAATTGTCAAATGAAGATAGATGTGAGTTTTTGACCGCACTACTCCAAAAACAATTTGATGGTATTGAACCAAAATTAACTGGTATGGCAGAGTTCGCATATATTTCACAACGACATGCCATAGATTCACAAATTAAAGGATTTGTAAGTAAGACAAAATCTAACCCTACCGAAGCCCCTTACCAACCCCCTACCGAAGCCCCTTACCAACCCCCTACCGAACCCCCTTCGGTACAAGAGCAAGGGGAAGAGCAAGAGAAAGAGAAAGGGGAAGTGCAAGTGCAAGATCTAGTATATACTAGTACTGAAAATTATGATGATATTATTTTTGGTAATAAGTCAGTTGAAGGACTTGATAAAGTTTTAGAAAAATGGTTGAAAAATGAACGAGCATAAAGATGACTGGCAAAGAGGTAATGAATCTAAATTATCTTCAATGGAAAGGCTTCGGTATCATCAGGAATGGTTGAAGAAGCAACATAAAGATGTTAGAGATAATATCACTTCAAGGATAAAGATTGAAGAACAACCTGTAATGGGATTTATAAAATAAAAAAAAATAATTAAAGAACTATTGATGTTTGACTAATAGGTCTTATAGTTATAGTAAAGAAAAAACAAATACTATGGAAATATCTAACAGAACCGAAAAACGCATTTATGATTTATTGATGCAGGACATCTACAAAAGCCCTAATCAATATTCAGTCCTAACTAACGTAGAAATTGGAACAATACTAAATGTATCACCAATTACAGTAAGAGATAAAGTTATCAAATTACGCAAACAAGAACATCTAATCTGTCTAACCAATCATTTTGACGAGAACAACAAATATTTCGCAAGAAAGATACTCAAGGGGAATACACCAGGATAAATTGATTAGACACAACGATTTTGTTAAACGATTGGATAGAACAGAATATCTTACATTTACAAAAAATCTGTAATAGAGTAGCAAGAGAAAATAATACTGACGATT